CGTCATTTGAATTATCAATAACCATACGCACTGTAGGTTCATCAACACTATTTTGTTTAACAAACTTTTTATATGCGTCAAACTTTTTAGGGTCTACAGTTTTACCAAACTTTTTATTCATTGGTGTCGTTGAACGAGAGATTTCATCTAATTCTTCGTCAAGCTTAACATCTAGATGACCAGAACCAATAGCTGCAGGATTTTCACCCATTTTCTTTAGAGCTTTTTTAATAGCTTCAGCAGTGTTACGAGCTGGAACAACTACTTTCATTCCCTTTTTAAGCTTATTGATTGGTTTAGTAACAGTTACCATCCAATTCTTTTGCTTAGCTTCATCCATATCAGGTTTTTCATGGGTATAACCCATTTTTTTCATACGAAGGTGATCTTCTTCTTTATCAGCTTTATAGGCTTTACCAGTTTCCGGATCATACATCATATGAGGCTTAAAGGATTCTTCAACTGATTCGTTGTATTTAAATGCTTCTCTAATGTCTCTTAAAGTTTTCATGTTACCCTCTTACTTTAGCGGCAAGGTCTTTATCAGCACCGCCCCATGTTCCTGATGATTTCGTTGCGAATGAGTTAACTCTTGCAAGTCCCCATTGTGTTGGGTTAGTGCCAGGACGGTGTCCTGTTCTCCAAGCAGCTACGCCTCTATCAAATACTTTCTTAAGTATTCCATATGGCATACCACTTTTATCAGCCTTTTTCTGTAAAGCCGCTTTAACATTTGATTCTTCTAATTCTTTCATTTCACCATACATGTCTTTAAACTTTTTGGTGTGCTTAGAAGTTTTTGTTTTTGCTGTAGCATCGCCAGGAGCTGGCTTATAAGCAGCTGGATTATCGTCATCCATTTTAGCTTGCTTTTTGAATTGAGCTGCACGTTTGGTATTTGTTGATTTTGAAAGACCTGAAGCATATGATTTTTTCATACCAGAGTCTTTATCTTTTGGCTGCTCTCTTGCTTCTTCAAGAGAGTGTTCTGCTGGCTGTACTTCTGAAGCTAATGCGAGGATTGATTCTTTATTTGGATCTACCTTGGATACTTGATTTAACCAGCATCTCCAAGTTTCACCTTTTGATTCTACAACTAAGTAATTAGCACCAAGTTTAGTAATAGTACCAACAATACCTTTATCAGTAATTACTACTTGTTCACCTTCTTCAAAAATACGTTGTTTAATATATGCTTCACGCAATTCTGAAACTGGCTCTAATTGTACATGATTTTTATATTCAGCAGCTTCTTTGATACCCATTGCTTTACGCAAACTATCAAATAGATCTTTACCACCTTTGAAACTAGATGGAAGACCTTTTGAGAATGTAGGATAATCGTTATCTGCAGCTGCAGCTCTCATCTTAGAGGCTGACATACCCGATACATCATCTGCATCAGGATCTCTTTCGCCAGCTGATACAACATTAATACCATCTTCAAAGTTGTACATACCGTGACGAGATTTAACGCCATTATACTTATTTGTTAGTGCAGAGAATTCATTAACTCGATCTGAACCAACAACCATAGTAACTTTGGTAAAACCTTGATCGTATAGCTTTACCAAAATGTCTAATGCATTACGAACATCTTTATCAGACATAATATTTCTACCATGCTTAGGAAACATTTTCCGCATGGTCTTAACTTTTGTATTAAAGTCTAATGGATTCTTTTTAGCATCTTGAGATTTAGATGCATATACACGATAGTTGTTTCCCTTTGCTAGAGAAGCAACTTTAGAAATTAACTTTTCATGACCAACTGTTGGCGGATTAAATCTGCCAAAGGTAAATACTACCTCTTTAGTCTCTTCAGTAAGATATTCAGTAAAGGACTTCAAAGTTACTCTCCCTTAGTTGCTTTTAGTTTTTCACGGTCAGCTTTTTTAATTTGAGGGAGTAATTTCTTTGCAAGTTTTTTAATTGTTGCGCCCTTTTTCTCAATACGCTTTTCAATACTTGCTCTTGCAGAATAAGAAAGATCAGCCTTATCTTTATCTTTTGTAATTTTCTTAATGAGAATATTACGAGCAGCTTTTTCAGCACGTTTTTTCAGCTTCTCTGGAGATGCTAATTTTTTACGTGCTTTCTTCTGGCCCAATGCGATTTTGGCTTTATTCTTTCGCATAGCCATTTTCATTTTTTGTCTTTGAGCTTGGGTGAGGGCTTCATCTACACTCGGGTCGTATGAAGCTGCTAAGTCGCCAGACGTATCATCTGTCTTACGTCTTTTAGCATTTTTAGCGAGCTGTTCATCGCCGGTGCCTGTATAGTCTACAGTTAAAAAGTCTTTGAATGAATACATTTATTCCTCTTTCCCATTAAGAACGAGACGCAGTGTCCCAACCTTTTAATATATCAGGTGAGAAATTATTAGTAGAAAATTCTAATCTATCTACTAGTTTAACTGCTCCGCCACCAATGCGGTCTATAGCAACAAAGCCTTCTTGGCCGGTAACTTTAAACCCGTTTTTAGTTTTTACAAAAGTATTAATAGTTTTTAATCTATCTAGTTTATTTATAATAATTAACTTCGCAAGTACAATAGATTTTTGTAAATCAAACACTAATTTCAAATTCTTTTTGTTCTTTTCTGAAAAGAATTTAAGGATCTCATCACGTTTTGCGTATTGAGCTGATTTGCCCTTTTCAGTAGAACGCTTGCCGGCTTCTTTTTCAAATTTAGTATTAATAAACTCAATAAGACTATCAACGTGCTTTTTGGTATCCTTAACGGCTTCACCGGCACGAACATATTTGTTATTATGAGTTTCAATCATACTCGCGAAATCTTGATTCTTTTCAATTTCACGAAGAGTGGAACCTGCAATCTTACGAAAGATCTTACCTGCATCTGAAAGAGCTTTCGTAACTTCGTCAGTATCTTTTTTAGTTAACGTTGCAGTACCTGATAGATCACGAATTGTAGCTGTTTCAGCCCATACTGAAGAGACACTTCTAAATTTATCTATGTCAACTCCATATGAAGCTTTCATGGTTTCGAAAGTAGCTCCATCATACGACGTATGAAATACGACTCCAATACGCGCTTTTTTAACGCGTTTAGCTTCGTCGGAATCGACGGGAATAGCATACATAATGGTGTTAGGGTGAAAAGTAAGAAACTTTTGACCATCAATCGACTCAGTTTTGAGATCATTTGAAGTAAACATAATATCACCTTGCACGACGCCGCGGATACCAAGTTTACTAAGCTCGTCATATGCGATTTTGAGTTTTGTCTGTAAGTCTCCACTTGTATCTGCTTCGATGTCTTCATGAGATTTATATACCTTTGGATTCTTGTTAAAAATGCCCTTTTTGGCTACAAAGAATTGCCCATCGGCTGGATCAACTCCTGCAAAAACTGCAGGTGCGCCATCCCATTTTACAGTAACATCTGTAGAACCTTTGGCATTACCCGCTAACATATCACGAAGAGAACGCAAAGCTAGAATAGCATCCCTTGCGCCTTTCACACCTCCATAAATCACTTGATCTTCAATGTGAGTCATGTGAGTATTCTTTTGTTCAGAAAGGTAAGACTTAAAGTTTTTCATGTTTTTTCCTATTGGTAAATTTTTACGAATGCTGATGAATCATCAGAACTCGATGCTGCATAATTCACAATTGCATTTACAAATGAATCTGCCTTTCTGCCTTTATTGGTATTTAAATAATGTACAATCATTACAGCAGCTAATTTAGCTGAGAACCAACCTGCATCTTTATTTCTAATCTCTTCCATGTAATAGTCAAAGGTTAAAGATGGGTCAGCATTTTTTGCCATTTTGTAGAAGTATAATTCGGATCTTTTATTTTTACCAGAAGCTAATTTTTGTGCTATACGTTTAATGGATCCATGTGCTGGAATATTGACATTGAGATATCTTTTACTAGCTGCCATAATAACACCCCAGCCAGCTCCGCCGCCACGAGCTGTTTTGCCCGTAATTTCAATCTTATTTGCGCCAAGGTAGTTGTTTGGACGAATTTCCATAGTGCCGCCACTAAATTCTACAGTGCCACCTTTATTTGAGAAGAATGTACCGCGTTGAGTTTTTACAGCTCCAGATACAAATTTATGATTCTGTGGAGAACCCTCAACGTTATATTCTTTTGCCTTAGCTTCTTTCTTTACAAGCTTAAGGGAAATACCTACAACTTTACGTTCTTTAAATAGACGTAGAAGTGAAGTATTAAGTGCACCAATTGAAGAAGTATCTAGTTCTTTCTTTAGGTCTACACCATCTTCAATAGCCCAGATATCGCCTGGATTCCATTTATCATCTGTCAATGCAGAGATACCAGAATTCTTAAAGGCTTCTTTCTTTGCCTTTTTATAGATGTAATTCATTGTTGAAGAATCGCGATGGAGCTTATGCTTTTTAGTTGCATAGCCAGCTTTAATAATTTTTTGTGCTGAAAGGTAAGCTGAAACTTGCCATGCTGAATCCATTGAAATCATTTCATCAAATGATGTTTTACCTACATCAATACGACTCATAGCTTTTTTAAGAATGGATGGAGTAAAGAACTCAATTGGTTGGTTACCATATTCAAGCATCGCTGCTAACCATAAACAT